CTAGGATATGATGATGCTGCTGGTGTTCTGTCTGAATCAGAAATTAGTGACATCAAAGATATTGCTGGTGGTGACGAAGGTTATGCTGAAGTAGTTCAGTGGGCTTCAGAGAATCTTCCTGAAGATGATGTACTAGCATTTGATGAAGTAATCAATACAGCTAATCAAGCTGCTGTCCGCTTTGCTGTTAAGGCGTTAGTCGGTCAGTATGAAGATGCAGTGGGACGTACTCCTGAGCTAGTGACTGGTAAACAGTCTTCAACTGGCCAAGCATATCGTAGTATGGCGGAGGTTGTTCGTGATATGAATGATCCTCGCTATGACAATGATGATGCGTATCGCATGGATGTGATGCGTAAACTTGAACGCTCTAACATTAAAGTTTAATCAACAACATGTATCGAACACAAAGTGAAAAGGCTGAAACACTTAATGGCCGCCTTGCTATGCTTGGTGTTATCGCCGCACTATCTGCGTATGCCGTTACCGGCCAGCTCATCCCTGGGATCTGGTAATGCCAAAAGGTAACTATGGAGCTTACTCTCCCAAGCAAAAGAAACTGGCTGCTGTAAGTAAGCCTTACAAAGAAATCACACGATCTGATCTCGCGATCATCCGCAAAAAACCCAAAACAAAAACAAAACCATGAAAACAATCGCTATTTCCTCCGCACTACTCTTTGCTGCTGCTCCTGCAATCGCAGGCCCCTATGCCAACATTGAGAACAATGCTGGTTTTACAGGCTCTGACTTCCAAGGCCATGCTACAGACTTCCACGTTGGCTATGAAGGCAGCGGTGATGTAGGTAGTTGGGGCCTTCAAGCTGGTCCTACCTTGTATGTTCCTGATGCTGGTGAGCAAGAGACCAAACTAACTGGTAAAATCTTTGGCTCTGTCAACGCTAGTGAAAAAGTATCTATCTATGGTGAGCTGTCAGCTGCCTTTGATGATGTCAATAGCTATGGCACCAAAGCTGGTGTAAAATACTCCTTCTAAATCTCATGCGTAAAGAACACAAAAGTCCTACTGGAGGCTTAACAGCCAAAGGTAGGAAGTACTTCAAGAACAAAGAAGGTGCTGATCTCAAGCCACCTGCACCTAACCCTAAAACAAAAAAAGCTGCTGGTCGTAAGAGATCCTTTTGTGCTCGTATGGGTGGAGTAAAAGGACCAATGAAAGACAGCAAGGGTCGTCCGACCCGCAAAGCACTCGCTCTTCGCAAATGGAAATGTGGCTAAGAAAAAGAAATCACGTAAAGACCTGACCATTTCTGCTTCTTTTGAGATTGGTCCTGGTCATAAAGGTGCTATGAAAGGTAAGAAGATCTACGATAAGGGTAAAGGAACAACTAACCCTAATGAAAGAGATACCTTTTTAAAAAAAGCTGGTCCACAATTACCTCTTGCTAAGAAAAAAACCAAGAAACGTTATGGCTAAACCTGGACTCTACGCAAACATTCACGCTAAAAGAAAACGTATTGCTGCTGGCAGTGGTGAGAAGATGAGAAAGCCTGGCGCTTCTGGTGCTCCTACAAAAGCTAACTTTGTAGCATCTGCAAAGACTGCTAAGCCTGCAAAGAAACGTAGGTACGCTTCTTAAAATTGACTGAACTCAAGTGGTCTTTATCTTTGCTAGCATTACTGTTAGTATTCATAGAGGTAAAGCATCGACTGTATCTACATCACAAAGAACCACAGAGTATATCCTTCCGTTCATCCGAAAGGACGCATGTTACTAGCAGTATGGAACGGGACTGCTAGATCTCTTCGGAGGTAAACACCATGACGAATCTTGAACTAAAGCAACGAGTCCGTGAACAGCAGCAAGCTGTCAAGGAATCTAAGCTCAAGTATCGTGGCATTGCATACACAAAGTAACAGCCCCCTCAGAGGCTTATAATATCTGATTTTTCCTTGTTAACTCCAAGGAACGGTTACGGACCTAGGACTGGAAAAACCTAGGGTCTGGCAGTAGAGCACCTCAGTGTAGGACTCTACTGCTATTGGCATTGGCCGGATACGTCCGACACCCTTTGCCGCAGCTGTGGTAATGAGACACCCTAAGCTCTCAAAAACATTTATGGATCCTTTACAAATTGCGTGGGCCGCTGGCTTATTTGAAGGTGAAGGTTGTGTAAGACGACAACTAGAAATTGAGATGACTGATAAAGATGTCATCTACAAATTCTGGGAGATAATGAATTGCGGAAATGTTTATTACAGAGAACGTCCTGATGTCAAGCCTACTTGGCGATGGAAGGTTGGTAATAAACGTGATGTAGTTAAATGTCTAAGTCTTATGCTGCCCTACTTCGGAAGCCGTCGGGGTCACAAAGCTCTTAACATTCTAGATAGTATAGAGCTGGTTTAATATTTTTTAATTATCTTTTTTAACAATGGCTAACGCTACCCAAACTGCGCTAGGCCGGTCTAATTTAAGTACCGGTACTGGCTATGATGGAGCGAATGATAAGTATGCGTTGTATTTGAAGCTCTTCTCTGGAGAGATGTTCAAAGGCTTCCAGCATAACACAATCGCTCGTGACCTTGTGATGAAGCGGACCCTTAAGTCCGGTAAGTCACTCCAGTTCATCTATACTGGTCGCATGGATGCAGGCTTCCATACGCCTGGAACTCCAATCCTTGGTTCTGGTGATCCACCAGTAGCTGAGAAGACGATCATTGTTGACGACCTTCTCGTCAGCTCTGCTTTCGTTTATGATCTCGATGAAACTCTGGCTCACTATGAGCTTCGAGGCGAGATCTCACGTAAAATCGGCTACGCTCTTGCTGAGCACTATGACCGTCGCATCTTCCGTGCTATTGTACGTGGTGCGCGTGCTGCTCATCCTGTGTCTGCTACAGGCAAGATTGAGCCAGGTGGTACACAGGTCCAGGTTGGATCTGGTACTGGTGCTGCCTCTGATGCTCTTGACTCTACCAAGATTGTTGCAGCCTTCTTTGAAGCTGCTGCTGTTCTTGACGAGAAAGGCGTCAGTCAGGACGGGAGGGTCGCCGTACTTTCTCCTAGGCAATATTACTCGTTGGTAGAAAATGTTTCTTCTAACGCTCTGATCAACCGTGACGAGCAAGGCACTGGCCTTCAGTCCGGTCAAGGTATCATGTCAATCGCTGGTATCAAGATCTTCCGTTCCATGAACCTGCCCTTCCAGGGTAAGTATGGTACGGCATCTACCATCGATAACGCTGGCTCCTTCGTGGGTGTTGATGTCGAAGCTACTGCTACCGGCGAGAACAACCCCTATGGTGGTGCTTCTGACTTCGATACTTCTTGTGGACTTATCTTCCAGAAAGAAGCCGCAGGTGTTGTTGAGACAATTGGACCACAGGTTCAAGTTACCAGTGGAGACGTATCCGTGATTTATCAGGGAGACGTAATTTTGGGACGCTTGAGCATGGGTACCGATTATCTTAACCCTGCTGCTTGTGTTGAACTACACGCTACCAGTACTGCTGGTTCTGCATTCTGATTTTTTTTTGTACTATACTGGGGGTCCTTCGGGACCCTCTTTTTTTATGGCAACCCCTTCTTATGCAACGTCCACCGAACTGGATGCTGTTAACTCTATTTTAATGAGTGTCGGAGAAACTCCGGTCAATACACTTGATGTGCAAAGTCCAGAAGTAGCTATTGCTCAGAGCACCCTCCGGCAGGTTTGTCGAGAAATCCAAGCCGAAGGCTGGGGTTACAATACTGAGTATGAGTTTCCTTTTGTACTGAACAATGATAAAGAAATTGTTGTTCCTCCAACAGCTTTACGTCTTGATGTTAACCGCTACAAACACGGAGATAGCTACGACGTTACGCGCCGTGACGGTAAGCTGTATGATCGCTATTCCCATGGTTTTAAGTTCACTGGTGTTGACACCCTCTTTGTTGATGTAGTATGGTTCTATGAGTTTGAGGATATCCCTCAGGCATTCCGTGACTACATCACTGCTAAGGCGTCTAGAGTCGCCTCTGGGCGCATGGTAAACGACGAGACTAGCATCAAGATCCTTCAGGCTGAAGAAAGCCTTCTAAGGGCTGTAGCTATTGAGTTTGATACCAGCCAAGCTGATTACAATGTGTTCAATGCTAGTGACCTAAGGAATCCCTACACCAGTTACAAACCCTTCCAAGCCCTGAGTCGCTAATGCCAGCAGTTAATCAACGTATCCCTAACTTTCTGGGAGGTATATCACAACAACCAGATTTTATTAAGTTTGCAGGTCAAGTTAATACATGCAACAATGCTTACCCTGATGTTACGTTTGGATTATCTAAGCGTGCTCCTGGTGAGTTTGTCAGTGTACTTGCTAATGCAACTGCTGATGGTAACTGGTTTGAAATCCTTCGGGATAATGATGAGAAATATATTGTGCAGATTCAGGCATCAGGTATTCGTGTCTGGAACCTAGCAACAGGAGTTGAGCAGACTGTTAGCTTAGGATCTACTACATCTAATTATAACTACCTGACTAGCGGATCCCCTACTCGTTATGGTGTCCAAAGTGTTGGTGACTATACCCTGATCACCAACCCAAATAAAACTGTAGCTACGGCTAGAACCACAACTAACACCTTTGGTAGTAACTATGCTTTTGTTACCGTTGATGCTATTGCTTATAATACTGAGTATGTTATTGGGATTAACAACTCCAACATAACTTCAAGTACTAAACGTATTGTTAAGTCTCTCAGTATAAGTCCTGAAAACTTTTTCGACAGTGATGGAGAAGCAAAGCATGTTGGTAAGGCAGAGTTTTTCAACACTGGTTGGGGTGGGGTTAAGTATGCAGTGACTGTCAATGGTCAGTCGTTTGTACAAAGCTACAACAGCGACAGCGAAGCTGAATACGACATGCGATACAACGCTAATGTCGTGTTACAAGATGGAGGGCTCGATGCTCCGTCTTCTGGTACTCAAGGTATCTCTATTGCTGGTCGATCCTATACAGTAAGTATCAGTAGCACTCAATCTTATCAGTCTTATGCTGACGCTAACGCTGCATTCTATCGTACGCCTAAGGGTCCTGATGACGGGATCATTAGTGTAAACTCCGTGCTTGGTGGTCTTAAAGACTCGCTTCTTGCTAAGTACCCAAGCGGTCTGACGGTTGAGGTTATTGGTAATGGTTTGTTTATTCAATCCACCTCCAGCTTGAACGTTACTGTCCGTGCAGGTACTACAAACACTGCTCTTTCAGTCATCACCTCTACTGCACAGAACATCAGTAAGCTCCCTTCCATGTGTAAGGATGGTTACATTTGTGAAATCTCTAACACTGAAGAGTCAGAAGCTGATAACTATTACGTTAAGTTTATTGCTGAGTCTGGTACGTCAGGTTCAGGTGTATGGGAAGAGACGGTTAAACCTGGCATTACTGCAGGGTTTGACTATAGCTCCATGCCTCATGCCTTAATTAATAACCGTGATGGTACGTTCACCTTTACTCAGTTAGATGATGTCAGTCAAAGTTCTACCGAAAATTTTTGGAAGGATCGGGCAGTTGGAGATGCAACCACTAACCCCATGCCAACCTTTGTTGGTCAGACTATTAATGACATCTTCTTCTTTAACAACAGACTTGGTTTAATTACTAACGAGAACACTGTTCTTAGTCAGCCTGCTGCTTACTTCAACTTCTTTGTAAACTCTGCTATCACAGTCAGTGCTGCTGACCCTATTGATATTGCAGCTTCTGATGTTAAGCCTGCTTTCCTAAACCATGCTGTACCTTTACAGAAAGGTGTGGTACTGTTTAGTGAAAACTCACAGTTCATGCTGTTTAGCGATGCTGTTGAGTTCTCTGCTAAGACTGCTCAGCTTAGAAAACTATCTTCATACGAGTGTAGTGCTGCTGTTACTCCTGTAGACTTGGGTACATCACTCATGTTTACTACAGACAATACATCACACACCAAAGCGTTTGAGATGGCTATTGAAGATGAGAGTGCTCCTCCTGTAATTCTTGAACAGACAAGAGTCATCCCTGAGTTGATTCCAAATGATGTCAGTGTTGTCAGTAACTCTGCTCAGAATGGTCTAGTTACTTACGCTAAGAAGGACGACAGCACTCTTTACTTCTATAAGTATTATAACACAGGTAAAGAACGAGCACAGTCTGCTTGGTTTACTTGGACCATTGAGGGTCAGTTCAAGCATAGTCTTTACACTGAGGGTGATTTCTTTACCGTATCACGTCAGGGTACAGAGACTGTACTGCTTCGTTATGAGCTTACTCCTGACACCACAACAGCCCGTAGCTACCAAGTAGGTACTGGCACCTTCGGATCTCCTTTGGCCGTTACCAGGCGCTTTGAGGCGTCTCTGGACAACATGTTTGTACCTGCATCAGGTGACAAGTCTGTGACAGACGGTAACACCACAATTACTCTACCCTATACTATTCAGAATAGTGGAAATGATCTTATCATGGTTGTTCTGTCTGGTGATGAGTCTGGTTATGTAGCTAGCCCTGACAGTGTGTCAGGCACACAAGCAACCTTTAACAATGTGGATGTCACTGCTGTTAACGTCGCTGTAGGCTATAAGTACACTGCAGAGATTCAGTTACCTAACTACTATGTTTCAGTTGGAAATAATCAGTATGATATTGATGCTGATCTACGGATCAATCGTCTAAACTTTGAGCTTGGTATCTCAGGTCCTATTGAGTTCCACCTTGAAGCTCCACAGACTGATACCTATATCCAGTATGAAACAGGTCTTAGTCCTGATATTACCAGTGCTAACACCACACCCACTAAATTCTACAAATCAGTTAAGGTTCCCATCTACAAAAAGAATGAGAAGTATACCTTAACAATTAAAATCCCTGACCCCTTTGTTTCCACTATTGTCTCAGCCAGCTGGGACGGACGATATGACAACAGACGCCATGTACGTCGGTAAGTACATTGAATCATGCACCGCACAACTAGCTTTTGAGGTAGGTGAAAACCTACGTTGGGAGGATAAGAGAGAGGTAGAAGAGACAACAGGACTGTGTGCTACGGCTGCAGTTCTTGAGTCTTACTACCGTTCTTCTTATTCTGTATTCTTTAAGGTGCCCAACGGCAAGACTGCCGGTGTGGCCGGTGTAACACCAGATAACCGTATCTGGATGTTATGCACAGAAGCTAGTGAAGAATATCCTCATACATTTGTGAGAGAAGCAAGGCGCTGGTTAAAGAGTCTTCCTTATGAATATCTCTGGAATCATGCTGACATGAGGAATGAGAGTCACATTAAACTTCTTAAGCTTTTAGGCTTTAAATTTCTCAGATATTATGTTACTAACGGTGTCCCTCTTATTGAATTTATGAAATTATGTGCGAACCGATAACGGCAATAAGCATTGCTATGGGAGCTGCATCTTTTGCGGGATCAGCCGCCTCAGCTATTGGACAACATCAACAACAACAAGCAGCAGTAGCTAGATCAAATGCTATTGCCAGACAACAGTACCAACAACAAATGCAGATTGCTGCTGCACAAGACCAGGAAAAAGGTCGTGTGTATCAAGCAGATCTGAAATCAACAGCTGCAGCAAAGAATGCATACTACAGAGAATTAGAAGCAAACCAGGCGGAAGCCACAAGAGCTTCTATGTCATTGCAAAATAAAATGGAGGAACGCAGGACTGCTGCTAAGTTTAACATGCAGGGTCAGATTGCTAACTCTATCCAGGCACAAGGTGAGATGCTTGCCACAGGTAAGTCTGGTCAATCCTTCTTACTTAATGCTATGCAAGCTGAGCGTGATCTTGGCTTTGAGATAGCTCAGATTGAGCAGTCCTTGTATGATTCAAGGCGTGCTTCTGGTATAGAAGCAGAAGGTATTCTCTTGGATCAACAGTCTGCTAACGTAGGTGCTTGGAACAACCTACCTGCTGATCCGCTGTCACCCATGGCCTCGTTTGCACCAATCAAACCAATTAAAGCACAAGGACCTTCTGGTCTTGCACTGGCTGGTGGCCTTGTATCAAGTGCTGCTAGTGCAACAGGAACCGGACTTAGCACTTATAGTACAATCAAAGACTTAGGATAAACTAATCATGCCATATCAAGGTAGCGCACAGTCCGTTGGATTTCGTAACCGTAACGTCATTGACCCCTCTAAGCGTATGCGTCAAGAGGCTGCTCAAATTAAAGAGCAGGGACGAGAACGAATCCAAGGAATGAAGGAGCAAGCTTCACAGCGAACCAAAGAAACACAACGTGTTAGTGACATTCAAGCATCTAACACAGACTACGAGCTACGTGCTCTTTCAAAATTTAGTAATTCTATTAATAATCTTCTCCAGAATGAAGTCCTTGATCTTGAAAAGGATCGGATCTCAGGAGAGATTGAAGAAGGCAAACGTCTGTACGCAGAACAAGGACCTGAATACCAACAACAACTAGATGAAGTTAATGCAGCAGGTAACCGTAGCCAAGAGGTTGACTCTGAGCTAAATACTCTTGCTGATAAAGCTCCTACTACAGAAGCAGCTGATCGAGTCAGAAGCCTGTCAAGGTGGAGACAGCATGGATGGAACCTTGCTGCTATTAAGCAGTCAGGTCAGAAGTTTGGTAACCATCTAATTACTGAACTAGATTCTAACACTACTTCTATCGTTGACCCAGAGACTGGAGAAAACTTTCAGCTTAATGCCTATGAAGGTGCTAGTCAGTATGAGGCTGCTGTCAGCTATGTTCAAAGTGAGTTTATTAAAAACAATAACCCCGCTGGACTTAGTGCAAAGGTAGTCAATACTGTACTGATGCCTGAGGTTTTCAAATCAACCTCAATCCATCAAAGAAACTACTACAGTGGTCAAAGGGTTGAACAAGCTTATGAAGTTATCAATGAAGCCCATCGTGATCTAGACCAGTCTTTGAGCAAAACAGCAGGCTTTCCAAACGCTTCTACTGTCATCCCTGCCTTTCTGAAAAAAGCAGAGAGTGCTTATAGGAAATTAGGTATTCAAGGGTCGCCTTTTGTTGCAGCACGTAAAGACTTGCTAGAGCAAATCACCGATAGGATTAGACAGAATCCTCATGATGTAGAGAGTATCATCGGATCTCTTTACCAAGCTACTATCACAGGACACCCTTCTGGAGCTAAAAACCTTTTTAGTTTGTATCCAACTGAGTTCAGTGTAGCAGATCTACAGGCTACTGCTCTTGAGGGACGTAATAAGATCTACGAGGATAGAAGGAAGAGCACGCAAATAGAAGCTCAGACTGCTGAAATAGCGTTGCGTAAATCTATTGATGAAGGTCTTAGTGGTACACAGCGTCAGGTAGCTCTCCAACAGTTTCATAGAAAGTACGGAGCTGATCATCCTATTATATCTAAAACTTTACGAGAGTATGAGCCTGCATATCTTGGCGTAGAACAGTCCGAGGCAAAGGTTGAGAGTTTACTCAGCACTTTTGGTGATATCACTGAAGAAGAAGCTGAAAACCTAGACAGTTCTGTTCGTGCACAATACCAAGACAGAATTGTTGAGAAACGCTTTGGTACTGACTCTAAGGAGGCCATTAAACTTGGCCATCAGATGGTTGATCAGGAAATTAAAAAAGCTTTAAAAGGAGCAACAACTGACGCTCTTACTGGCTATAGTGGTATTCAAGCGGGAATCAGAGCAAAGGAGCAAATACTTGACAGAGCAAAACAGCTTTATGCTGGAGGAGAAGGGCTTACTGAAAGGGAAGCTATTCTCCAAGCCTCAAAAGAGATTGCTGAAAAGATTAAGCTTGAGGCAGTAGGAACTGACCCTGTTACTGGTGAAGTTAGTAAAAATCCAAAAGACCTAACTTATTACGCCTACGCTGGTAAAGGTTTTAGGAACTTTGAGGTTAAGCCTGCTAATGAAACTGAAGCTATGGTTAAACATAACACAATTATTAAAAACTATGACACTAAAGCTAGAGCATATGACAACCCTGCTATCCAAGCTGACCTTGGGATCTCTGCTCCTGAGCTTGAGCTTACTGCCGACGGCAAGCCACAGCAAGTATTTTTTTCCCTAGCGAAGAAGGATGGAAAGCATACGGCGTATGAGATTTTGAATGCACAACGTGCAAAACAATACTTAGCTCCGGTCCCTCTTCCCGAAGATGCTGCTAAAGTGGATGCTATTCTAAGACAGTACCCTGACCTTAGAAGCTTGTTCATCACTGATCAAAGTACTAACAGAGTTGGTCGCGGTATTGAGCAGGTTGGTGGAGTACATGTCCGTGGTCTTATGAGAGCACTTGGTTTCCAAGAATCAGGAGGAAACTATAAAGCTGATAATCCTGCTTCATATGGCCCTTCTAACCCAGCTTTAGGTAAGTATCAGATCCTTTGGGAAAACGTACTTGGGTGGTCTAGGGCAGCAGGTATGCCACATCCTGGTACTAAGGAGGACTTTAAGAACAACCCTGCATATCAAGAGAAGCTTGCTCAGTGGAAGTTCTCTGATTACGTTAGACAGGCTAGTGCTAAGACTGATGATCCTGATATTGCTATTCGTATGGCTGCTTCAGCTTGGTATAGCGGTAATATGGATTTATATGAAAACACTAAACCTGAACCACATGGGCCTAGCATACGAGACTACACTCTTAAGGTTCTAGGTCATTACAAGAGAGGCGTCTAATGGAAAATGAAAATAACAGGGAAGGCTTTGGCCTAACCGAAGAGGCTAATCAATGGTACACTAATGCTATTAATGAAGCCGAAAAAATTCCTCAACAGATCGAAGAACAGCAACAGACCTCAGAGGCCCCTGAGGAGCCCTCAGAGCCGGAACAAGGCGGCTTAGGTCTCGTAGCATCAGAAACAGGCGCAGCCCTTGCTGGAGGTGCTGCACAGGCCGTAGAGAGTGTAGGTGGTTTTGCTGAACTCACAGGTGATACGTTTAAAACAGGATTCAATACTCTGTTTGGACGCCCTGTTGATGATTCTCAGAACCCCTTTAGCTCAGCATATGAAGCCAACGACGCAGGATGGTTTGACATCCCCGATGAAATGGTGCCTGAAAACAAGACTGGCCTGGGTAAGTTTGCCCGTGGCATGGTTGAGTTCGGTCTCCTTACTGCTGCTACTGGTGGTGTTGGCGGGGCTACTGTTGGTGGCCTCCGTCTTGGGGTACGTGGTCTTGCTTTTGCTCGTTCTGCTGGCATTGGTGCTAAAGGAGTGAGACAAATCAGGTTCTTACAAAAAGGAGCTAAGATTGCAGGTGAAGGTGCTATTGCTGATCTAGTATCAAGTAGCTCTGAAGCTGAAAACCTTGCTAACCTTGCTCAAGAACACACCCCTTGGATGGCACCCTGGGTTATGAATGCCCTTGCTGTAGAGCCTGAAGACAATCCCTGGCTTGCTAGGATCAAGACTGTTGGCTCTGGTGCAGGATTCAACCTTGTAGCTCATGGTGTCAGTGCATTTGCTAAAGGCAGCTGGGCTGCTCACCGAGCACGTAAGGCAGGTAAGTCTGTAGACGAATCGGAAGCAATTGGTAACCAGGCAATGCGTGACGAGCTTGCTGAAGGCAGTAGCGGAGAAAACGCTACAGTCAAAGAAGTAGGAAATCAAAACTACAAAGAAGGTAAAGGTGTCAGAGGAACTAATCCTGAAGAAAACCTTGGTAGACGCCTTGATGGTTACGTCAATCCTGCTAAGTACGACATGACAGAGAATCCTGTGATTCCTGCAGGTAGTGCTAGAGAAGCAGCTGCTGAGACTATTAATGATATGAAAGCTGGGGGCCCTGGTCACACCTACACACAGATAGTAACAGACTCACAGCTTCACACAATAACTCGTGGTGATAAGAATTTACGTGCTATTGTTGTTAAGACAGCTGAAGACCTTGCTGAGAAAGCATTCCAAAAGGGTGGTGATTTAGAAGGTATTGGTAGTCTTGACTATAAAGATCTTGTTAAGGTTTACCTAAAGCAAGCAGTTGACATGACCTCCATGATTGATGAAGGTGGTGACATTGCTGCAAACTTTAGTAAGTACTTTCAAGGTCGTTCGAAGAATGCTCGTGTTTACTTAAACGATGGTGTAGAGATTGTTACTGGATCTCCTACTGAAAAGGCTGCTCTTAATATCGTTATCAATTCTTTAGCTCATAGAGCTTCTGCTATTGCTAATGGTACTATGTTTATTGCAGACAATGTTCCCATCAATCGTCAGTACGACATGACAATCGATGCTATGACTGTAGCATTGACTGAGCATAAGAAGATGGGCTACATGTGGGGTCTTGACGGTCAACTACAGCAACTAGGTTCTGTACCTAAAGAAGCTTCTGAGGCAGCTAAGGCTGGGTTGAGGCAAGTTGATGTTGAGATGAAAGAGTTCAGGAATGCCCTGAAGGAGCTAGGCAAGCAAGGCCGTAAGCAAGAAATCAAAGACCTATTAGAACTTAATGCTCTGACAAACGGTAACATCCGTACAATGGAGCACATCCATGACTATCTACGCAAACAACTGGTAGGTGGTAAGATTGATGGTAAGGCTATTAAAGGACGCTTACGTCAAGAACTACAAAGCACGTTCTATAATTCTGTGCTGAGTGGTCCGAGAACTATTGTTAAAGCTGTGTTTGGTACTAACCTTGTAGCAACTTTACGTCCATTCCAAGCTCTTCTGGGAGCCTCTATGCGCTTCAATAAAAAAGAGATGGCTCTTGCATCTGCTCAGATTGATGCCCTTGGCTCTGCGTATGCAGAAGGATTCCGCATGTTTAAGTACAATTGGGACCTTGGTCTTAACCGTAAGACCTTAAGCTATGAAGGTAAGTTTGATCTTGAAGCTGATCTAGCTGAATGGCAGGGCTTAAGCCAGTACTATGATAAGTATGGTACTGCAGCTGAGAAAGTTGGCTATGAAACTCTTGACCGTATTGTCAAGATGAATACCAATCCTTGGTTTAAATACAGCCAAAATGCTATGGGAGCTGGTGACGCCTTAGCTCGTACGATTATTGGTCGTATGGAGATGCGTATGCGAGCAGCTCGTACAGCATTGGATAAAGGTGTTGATCCTTCAAATATTAAGAAGTTTGCACGTAGTACTGAGGAAGAGTTTAGATCACAGATCTTTAAAAAAGACAAGAACAACCGCTTTGTTGTTAAAGATAAAGCTGCTAGGATGGCGGGTGATGAAGCTGCCATGACACGAGCATTAGAAGAAAACTTCAAAGGCTTTGAGCTTATCTCTAATATTCCTGGTATGAAAGCGTTCTTCCCATTTGTACGTACAGGCTTTAATGCCCTTGATCTCACCTTCCAGCACACCCCCTTAGTGGTGTTCCGTGATAGGTATCAGGACATTATGAATGGAAAGAACCTTACTAAGTATGGCATTCGTCCTGAAGATCTCCCTCAAGCTCAGGCTTTGATGGAAGGTAGGATAGCAATGGGCTCTAGTATTATGGGCATGGCTACTATTGCAGCTATGGCTGGTAATATGACAGGCGACTATCCTTATACCAAAGAAGATAGAGATGCGTGGCAAGCAGCAGGCATCCAACCTTACTCCTTCAAGCTAGGTGATAAGTATGTGTCTTATCAGAACATTGAGCCGTTCAACACACTCCTCTCTATGACTGCTAACGTGGTCCAGAACTCTGATATTTTAGGGGAAAAAATGACTGATAACATGATCAAGAAGCTGACATTTATGACAGCTGCTGTTCTTGTTGATAAGTCAATGCTCTCTGGTATTGAAAGCCTTGCTGACGTTATGAGTTCTGATACTTCAGAAGATGCACTCATGAGGACTGGAGCAAAGATGGCACGAGCACACCTACCTTATGCTGGTCTCTTAGGACAGGTAGGGGACGTTATGGACGCTAACCGTAAAGAAGCGGAAGAGTTTACCGAGATACTTATACGTCGTGACGCTTTTGCTAAAAGCTCCTTACCACCTAAGTATGATATCTTAAATGAAGACCGTTCAGGCAAGCCTCTTCAATTCGGAGCAGTAAACCCCTTGCTACGACTGTTTAATGCTTTCTCTCCTGTTGCTATTGTTGAAGCAAAAGATGATCCTATCCGACAAGGCTTGGTTGAGATGAGGTATAATTTACCTGAAATGATGTCTCAATACAAAGGTGAACCTCTTAACGCGCAAGAGCAGTCTGAACTAAGTAAGTACATGTCAATGGGTGACTTAAGGCGTAGGCTACAAAAAGTCATGGTTACTGATTCGACCTGGAAGAAAGGTCTTGACTTTTACAAAGAGAAAAACCTTACCATTCAGACAGGCTACAAGCTTTACCAGCAAGAGTTTTATCAATTAGTTGATCAAGAATTTAGAGCAGCTAAAGACTTAGCAATGATCAAACTACGTCAAGAGAACAAAGACCTTAACAAACGTATTGAATTAAGAGAAGTTATAACATCTGCAAGCAAAGCAGGTAATCAACAACTTATGCAAAGGCTTAGCACGCCTCAAGGAAGAGCCGAGTTTCTACGCTAACCATACCCTTAAACTACCCTAAACAATGGCAGTTACAAGACAAGACTATACCCAAACAGGGTCCACAACTACATACGTCGTACCATTCGTGGTCATTGAACCGGCTGACATTGATGTTTACGTTAATGCGGTCCTTCAACTACAACAAAATACTACTTCTACTGCCGCTGCTAATCATCCCCAGGTTGTTTCTGGGGACATTACTCAGGGCACTGCTCTGACTAACTACACTGTAGCGTCAAATAACGGTACATTTACATTCAATGCAGTCCTTACAGCAGGGGATTACATTGTCATTGAGCGTACTACAGACGATACGTCTGCTGCTACGTTTGTTTCTGGCTCTACAATCAGAGCAAAAGATCTAAACGATTCATTTGATCAGATCCGCTTCCTAGCTGAGGAGGCGGTTAACACTGCTAACCGTAACGTCATTGAGTCACGGGAGCGTGATAACTCCTATACTGCACAAGGTTACAAAATTGAGAACCTTGCTGATGCAGACACTGATGATGATGCTGTTAACAGGGCACAACTTGGTAAGGTCATTACGGATGACTTGCTAGAAGGCGAAGCCATCGACCTTACTGATGTTACTGGTGGCACTAACTCTAACAAACAGGTTACTATCTCTGTTGAGGACAGCTCTAAGACTAACAAAGGTGCTGTAACTATCAATGAGGCACACGCTATCGGTGTAGCTTACACTAATGGTAATGCTGTTATCTCAGCTGATAAGAGTACTGCTAGCCAGCAGGGTGTTGTAAAGATTACTACACCTTCAGTCACCGATGGTAACCCAATCACTCTGACAAGACCTGCAGATGGTGAGATTGAGCTGACTATAGCTAATGATAGTATTGATGTTCAGAAGATTAAAGGTCTAGATAAAGCTACTACATCTGAGTATTCAACTAACTGGACTGGTGATGACGACCAAGTAGCAACAGTTGGAGCACTTGCCGCGCGTCTAGATGCTGTTGTAAGTACATCGCAACCCACAACTACTCAGACTGGTAAGTTTTGGTATAACCCTACAGAAGGCATCAATGCCTTGTATATGTGGAATGGTACTGACTGGAAGGTACTAACTTCTGGTACACCTTATATCCCTGCTGGTACAACTATTGTTCGTTATGTCGATCAGGTCAACGGATCTGATGATGTAAACAATTTAGGTTTCTTACCTCAGTCACCTCTTAAAACAATTAAACGTGCAATCACTTTAATCAACGCTTCTGCAAGTGGTGACGGTACTTTGGTTGTTGTAGAGCCTGGTGTATACCAAGAAGCTTTACCTTTAACTATTCAAAAGAATAATATTTCTGTTGTTGGTAAGTCGCTTCGTAGTTGTTTTATTCATCCTACGGTAGCGACTGAAAACAGCAACATGTGGGAAGTTGACAGCGGTACTTATATCTCGGGCTTCACCATGTTAGGTTTGAAGGTTCCTACTTCAGATCAAGGTAGTAGAAATAATACGTTAGATAATGATGCTACTTATGGTCTACCTAGTAACCAACCGTTTGCTATTTCGTTCCGTTCAGGTAACCCAGTTATCCTGAAGAGTCCGTATGTACAAAACTGTACACACTTTAGTGATGCACAATTTGATAATGCAAACTTTGATCCTAATACTTTCCCTTCTACTGACGCACAAACTTATAGCGCAGTAGCAGGCGACCAAACCTCTGCACCTTGTGGTGGTGGTCTTTTAGTTGACGGTTCTGTACCTGCAACAACCAGTCCAATTAGGAGTATGGTTGTCGATGCATTTACACAGATCACTCTTGATGGCCCAGGTATCCTTGTTACTAATAATGGTTATGCACAGCTAGTATCGTTCTTTGGTACTTTCTGTCATTACCACGCTAAAGCAAAGAATGGTGGACAGATTAACCTTAGCAATTGTGTAACTGACTTTGGTCGTTATGGTCTTATTGCAGAAGGCAAGAGTCCTACAGCAATTGCTTCAGCTACTGCTAGTGCAGCTAGTTCTGGTGCTACTACAGTAACTATTGGAGCTATTACAAGTGCAGGTAGTTTCCACGGCACTGTAAGCCGTCCTCTTGATCACATGATGCTTACCGTTGACGGTAATGATTATGGTGTAGTTAGTAGTGTTGCTAATGGTTCTGGCTGGGATGTAACTATTACACCAGCATTGTCACAAACAATTTCTAATACTGCAGTTACTTTTGCTTTACGTTCATATATTAGTACTGGTGGTCATACATTTGAATATGTTGGCGTAGGTACTGACTATAGTGATCACCCTGATAATGGTGGTGTAGCTATTGAAGCAAACCAAGTAAAACAACTTAGTGGTGGTAAGGTTTGGCAATCAAGTACTGATCATATTGGTAAATTTAAAGCTGGTACTGTACTAACAGTTGATCAAATTGCTGAAACATTAGCAGTTAACGGTAGTATTACTGTAACAGGTACAAACGCTGTTAACGGAAACATTACTGTTACTGGTACTGTTGATGGACGTGATGTAGCAACTGATGGTACGAAACTAGATGGTATTGAAACTGGAGCAACAGCCGATCAAACAGCAGCAGAGATCCGTACACTTGTAGAAGCAGCAACAGATTCTAATGTATTTACTGATGCTGATCATACTAAATTAAATGGTATTGCAACTGGTGCTACTGCTTATGCAAATAGTGATGTAGATGCACACCTAAACCAATCCACTGCAAGTAGTGGTGAACTTCTTAGCTGGAATGGATCTGATTATGATTGGATTACAGCAGCA